CAAAAGATACTCCTGATCCTTCACCTTTCACTTGTGCGTTTCCAAAACCAGATAACATTACTTCTTCTTCAAAAGCTCTGTCACTGTTTTCGTTAGTATAAATCTCAGCATGCTGATTTTCATACCTTTTATATTCCAGCCCAAATAGTGCATTCAGGCCAGGTTCTAGTTCTTTAACTAGCTGTGATCTTGATATTGCCATAGTCTAATTGCTCCTATTATGATTGTAGTTCGACTAGATTGATGCAAACAACAACAGATGCAAAAGCCGCTGTAGCGTCTTCATTCTCAGGATCTTCCGCAGATCTTAACAATCTAAATTGTTTGTCGTCGTTTCCAGTAACACCGATGTTTAAAGTCGCTGATGACTTACCAGTGGTATCGCTACCTGCTGTTGTATTAAAGTCAAAAGTTTCTAAAAACAATGCTTGTGCTGCTGCATCGTCTGTTCCACATACGTACTGCTGGAGAGGATTATCTAATACAAAAGCAGTAGTGTCCTCACTGTTTGCAGGTGTAATAGTAGCTTTATAAAAGTTACTAAAAGTCGGCTTCAAAGTGTCTGCCGCGTTGAAAAAGATACCATTTAAAGTACCAATCACTGGAGCAGCGGAACCTTGTCCACCTACTATATAACCTGAAGCAGATTTGACAGCTTCGCCATTGTAAATAGTTGTGCTATGACCAGCATCGATTTTGTACTTCCCTTGGTTTTGCACGCTTACGCCCGCAAGTGTACCGGCAGGAACTAAACCGAAACCAGCTGTATTTCTATTAGCCATTATGTTTTCTCCTATTCCAATAGTTGTTTATTTAATCCGATGATATTTAAAATTACTTTTTCGTACCACCGAAGGTTACACGAGACTGCCTCTCAACATTGATCGGCATCCTCTGGTCTTGCTCCTTCATTAGATCGTTTTGAACCGCTTCGTTTCTTTGTTCATGACGTGAAGCCATGTACTCTTGTCTCTGCTTCGCAATCTCTTCGGGTACCTTCGCAAGTAGAAGGCCACCTACCCCAATCACTCCCTTGTATTTACCTTCATCAAGTACAGGATAATCAGATGCGTTCTCGACTTC